CCCGCCTTTGGTCATGGTAAGAAACCGTTGAAGGATAATCGTCGGCACCGCTAAATGGGGTCTGGTTCTCAGGAGGAGATATTAAAACATCCGCCTCGATGTTATCATCAACAAAAGATGTGTCCGGAGTCTGGCCTATATAGCCATGCACCCCATTATCGTCCTTGTAGACGTTGTATCGAGTCGCTCCTGTTACCGCAGCCCATGAAACTGTATTCTTATTCCCAGAGGTTGATAAATCGTTTGTCGCTGAAACTTCCGAGGACGCTAGAGATTCCTCCAGAATATCTGATAGTGCGGTAACGACATATTTGTAAGTTAGCGATCCGGAAGTCGGTAAAGCTGAAACCGATACACTCCCAGGCGCGGAAAGACTAGGCGCAAAGGTGATCGTTGTTAAGGTCCAGTTTGTTGCACCCAGGCGTTTTAGTTCCCTGGGAGCAAAAGAAGGATGAACTAAAGTCATCACATCAGCCGATTGCGTGTAGTTAATTTCGAATAAATCCGAGGTTGTGAAAGGAGTCGTTAGGGTGTAAACCCTGGCAGCTGTCCCTGCGGAACCGTAAGCGGTATAGGCAGTGGAGTTGATGTTGTTGCCCTGGAGATCGGTGATCTCAAATGTGTTAGTTGTCTTGTTAGCGACTTTAAAATACCGGCCATTCAGTTCAGTCATCCCAACAATGGATGAAATATAAACCTCATCCCCATCGGAATAGCCATGGCCTGTATCGGTGACAACGCAAGGATTCGCCTGGGTTGCTCCTGATATAGTCGTATTCGCCTCCAGGACCGTGGACCCCTCAGTATGAATCCGCATATACAGATTCCCGAACTCAAGACAGTACGCCTGGTCAGTATTAAATATAAATGGGAGTACCCTGGTTGAAGCCGACCCGCCGTCTTTTACCTCTTTGATAAACTGGAATCCTGGGCGGTTGACAACTGGGCCATGGGGTAAAGGGTAGAAATTAAGACAGGTTGACAACCCTGTCTGGTAATGGTTTAGGTCGATCCGTCCGAGCATCTCCGGAGCGATGACCCCACCACCAAAAGAGCGTTGGTGTATTCGTGCCATATATCCCCTTTAAGTCCTAGCCTTAATACCGCTGGGCTGATAAGTTCCTAAATTTAAATCCGCCTTACTTAACTGTTTTCCCTGGGAAGCGTCGATTGCCTTCGCTTTCCCCATGTTTAAATTATATTGTTGCGCTGCAATTTCCTTGACCTTCGGTTCCCTGGTAATCGGTAACGCCAGGTAAGAAGCGAGTAGCCAGGACAATGCATGAATGAAAAGAGGGGGGAATTTAGTCGTGTCATCAATAACGGCGGTGTACCAAAGCTCCGCATTATCGGTGTTCGCTAGAATGATAGTGCCATGCGTTGCATGACTTTCGGTCGCAAACTGGACCGGGGTATTGTATTGTTCAACCACTACTTGCCTGGCAACCAGGTAAGGATTAGGAACCGTGTACCAATATTCCCACCCAGAAGGGGCGGTCCCTGATATTTGAGCTAACACCTGGCGACGTTTAGCAAATCCCCAATCGAACTCCGCTAGACATTCGTCCCTGGCAATCGGATAGAACTTCCCGCATTGAGCCGCTTCCGCACTTCCATCCGGCGGTACGATCGCCGTGATCTCGGCCTTGTTGCCAATATGTCCCAGGGCCAAATTACAAATATCGACAGCTGATGCCATTTACTTTCTCCGTTTTGACTTTTTCGTTTTTTCTACTGGTTCCTCTGGTTTGGATTCTCCAACTGGTTCTTCCCACGGATTATCCCCAGTTTTATATATGTTGCCTCCAGCCCTGGTCCCTTGAACATTGGATGTAAACGGCATTGCATCTTTAGGAGGAGGGACTTCATCCTCCACGCCGATCATCCAGGACCCTCGATCTTCTTCTTTCTCTATCTCAAAGACATCCCCAGGTCGCCTTCGCTGCGATCCGTAGTAGCCCATGATTTTTGCCTTTACCTTGATTCCCACAAGTCACCTCAAAAAAAAGTTAGAAAGGTGAAGTGGCGGGGAAAGGAGGAGGAAATCCCCGCCACCTCTGAGGGCAGACGCTAGATAGCGTCAGCGTAAGATTGCCAGCTATATGCCTCTTGATCTGATAGATAAGCATCTACCGTGATCGTTGGCGATGTGCCAGCTAAAACATACTCAACCCCGATATACCTAAGTACACCTTCAGTTGGGACTGCCATTGTGAAGTTGTATCCTGCCGCCAATGTTCCGGCAGCAATCGCACGACTTGACAAAACGGTTCCTAAAGAAGTAGCCGCGCCTGTAGCAACGCCAAAGGTATAAGTTTCATCCCCGGTCGTAAAGTCAGCTGCGACAGTCACATTAAAGTGAACGTATAAAGGTTTACCTGCACCCACTTGCCTTGCGGTTTGGGTGAGGTCGATTACGTTGGTACTGTCAGCCGATGCTGTTAATGCCTGGGCATCCGACAGTTCTAATCTTGCATCTACATAACTCATAATTTATCTCCTAAAGAGAAGTTAGTGTTTAGTTAGACCATCCGCTACTTAGGAGATGGTTGCTTCCGTACTGGTCAAAGCATCACAACGGCGAACCGGAATGCCATCAAATGACATAACGTGTTTACCTGCGACCTCGTCCTGCGTCATACGAACATTGGTCGTATTGTTGATCTGCCGACGCAACGTAGAACGAAGTCCGCGATTCATATAGAACGCGGGTCGCCCCTTGCTGGCATTTGGCAGAAGCTCGATAGCCTGGACCATGAGATCGGTAATATCAGCACCTGTTGACTTATTAGCAGTCAAGAGAGACTGATCGATGTTGCAGATACGAACTACATATCTCCAATCACGAACCGAAATACCACAATCCCACTTATAGTGAGATCGATAGGCTTCCATGCGGCCTGAGTTGGAACCATCGGAAGCATCTTCCAATGTTACCTGGCCCTTGTCGGTGAACTGGAGGCCAGCTTTTGATCCCTTGGGATAAATACCGTGTACGGTATCGTTGCCCCAGGAAATCAACCAAATTGAGTTATTATCAGCACCAGAACCACCACCAAGGATAATATTATCCGCATTGGCAGGACCGGAGTTATCGTTGAAGCGAGGAGCAAACCCAGTAAACTCTTCCGGTGCCGTTCCTTCGTTGCCATACATAACCGTGTTAGCAAACTCTTGACTCATCCCTTCAATGTGGGCTTTGTCTTCGGTCATTCTAAAGGCCGCCGAATTTCCGTTAAGGTCAGCCAGGGCTTTGTCAATTTCTGCGTAAGCCTCTAGCATACCGGTCGTATCGGTGACCTGCACATTGGTGCCTTTGTTGGGCGTAACGCCTCCATACAATTTACGCCAGGTCGGAGTTGGTAGTCCGGCTCGGATGGTTGTACGGTGACCGGTCGGGAGATTTCCTTCAATCCAGACCATGTCATCCAGCATTTCGTTTGTTTCATTGAGTATCTCAACTATTGTACTGATCTTGCCATCTGGATCGGTCGCCTTCGCAACATCGGCAAGAGTTGGATTAGTTACTGCATTAGTAGCCATAGTTCAATTTCCTTTACTAAAAGGTTTAAAATTCAAACCTCCAGGAATTGAATAAGCCGCTATCCGTTGTAGTCCTACCAACTAACATCCTGTCAACGCGAGCCATCCATGGCCTTGATAGGACTTATCCTTACTGGAGAATTATTTATTTATCTATGCAGGATGTGATCCTCCATACATAATGTCCGCGTGAGTTTTCTTTTGTTCCGCAGGTTTCATATCCCCCTGGACAAAAGTGTCCTCACTCATTGCTTTACCAGCACGGTGAAATACCCGAATCATTTCCGGATGGTTCCCCATACCAGTTTGGTTCAAAAGAACCTCGATTGAGGTCATCTGCTGACCTTTCATCGCACCTTCCTGGTGCAGGACAGGTTTGCCGTTAGAGTCGGTCGCTGGGTTAGAGAATGAGTTCATCACCTTCCTGGCACTAACGATGTTCTCCGCCAGGTTAGTCCCACCAAACTCCTTGTCGTTCATCGACTCGGAAGCCCATTGTTCATGGGTTGCCTTGATG